CCGTCCTCATTGAAAAAATACAGATACCGCGCCGTATCGAAATCGGCCTTGATCCCGGACTGCCGCGCCTCAAAACGAGCCTTCTTCGTCTCCTCCCGCGTCCGCGCGATCGTCTCATCCAGCAACGCCATATTCTTCCGAACACTAGCCGCCTGAATAGCGCTACTCACTCCGCTAGAAATCGGATCCTCCATCCGCGCCATAGGCGCACCACCGACCTGCGCTCCGCCCTGAGAATACGCCACCGCTGGATTGATCCCAGCCGCGCGCATATCCGCTACCGCACGTTGCCACGCCGTACTCGACATTCGCTCCGTAAACTGACGCGCACGTTTGGATTCAAGACCACCCCAAACGTTACCCAACACACCGCCGGCCAGAGACACACCACCAGCCGCCAACGCACTCGCCGTTACCGGATCCATACTAGAACCTCGCAGGAGCCAAACTCGGCACCGGCCGAACCGGAAGCACACGGGCCACCCGATAATCAAACCGCCCGTCAATGATAAAATCAGGCTCCGTATCAACAGTCGTCACACGAGCCATTGGCGTAGCATCCTCCACAAACGTCTGATTCAACGTCGCAACCGTCAGATCCTCCGCCAAATGCCAATAATCCAACGACCCCGCTACATCCGAGGCGAACTTACCGGTCACCAACGACTTGGCGTACCGATACTCCGCGTACCGCTCCTGATAACCAAACACCTCGTCATCCGTAGCGTCCTGCTCCAGAAACAACTCTCGCTTATAAATCGGCTGCTCGCCCAAGTTCACCAAATCCGGAACCAAGAAATCATAAAACGTCTGCCGCGACCACAGCCGATCCAAACCTTGCTGATACGACAACTGACCTCGAGCCCGCAAAATCCCAAACACGTACCCGTGCTCGACGAACGACTTCGCCCAAGACGCCCGGAGGGACCCTACCCCTACTCCAGACAGCTGGCCCTGGTCCTCGGTAGCCGTGGCGCTCGTGTTCGCCACTGGCGACACGTTCACGAACCCCCGGCCCCCACCAAGGTACTCCGGCCGCTGGGTCCGATAGTCCGGCACATCCACACCAAACATCGACCGAATGATCTCCGGATGCCGCGTACCACCACGAGCCTGACGCTCCAGAAGCCGCTGAATCGCCTCCGCTTCCCGCAATGCGTTGATAGAAATCGGAGTCGCCGACGCCAAATCAGCATACAACGAATCCGCCGCCGAACTCGTTCCCGCAGCCTGCAACTGCAAATTAGCTCCAGCCGTATTCAACTTATGATACTGAGTATCTCCTGACCTATACAACAGCACGTCCGTACTTACCGCCGCATCCGTCGCAACGCGAGCCGTCGCTCCCAACGAAATCGTAACCGGATCACCCTTCTGTAAATACGGCAACGCCGACGTAAAATAATCATGCTTCTTCGCCGACTTATAGCACGACGTTAGAAACGCCCCGCCGGCATCACCATTCCGAACCGACACCTTATTTATGAGATTCTGGTCCCTATACCACTCGTTATAAATCAAACCATATCCCCGCTCCGGCAACTCAATAATATCAGTATCGTCACCATTCGTATTATACGGAACCCCCATATAATTCAAAGGCGAATGCAACGACACGCCATTCCCAGTATCGAAAATCGGAACCGTATACTCCGTACCCTGAGCACCCGCCGTATCACTCGCTCCTAGAAATTCCTCCCAGTGCTCCCACACCAACCGGTTCGGCACGAAAAAGAAGTCAATGCCGACCTCAATATCATCCATAATAGGAGCATCCAGAGGCGAAAAAATCCTCACTATCGCATTTAACTCGCACGTCTGAGTATCACCAGGAACCACCTCGCGCATGAAATACGGCACCAACGCGCCCGCATCGAACGTTGTCTTATGCGAATGCGTCAAATCGAACTGAGAGCGACCCATCCGAGCCTCGGGCGCTTGATACCTCGAGGAACCGGACGGCCGCGGAACATTCACCCGACTAGGCATTGTGCGTACCCTCCATCAACTGTGGACGCGCCACATACGTAAGAGCGACACCCAGAGAGTGTGGCGTAATCGCCGCCAACTCTCCCGCCTTCTCATCATACGAACCAATATGAAATAGCGTGTAATCCTCCGGAAACCGATTGAACTGGTGACCCTCCTTATTCACCAAGGCCCGAAACATACGACACGCCACCTCCACAGTCTCGGCAAAAAACGGCTCAAGATACCTCCGAGCCGCCGAATCGTACACCGTAAACACATTCATACAGCTTCCCTCCCTTGAAAAAGGGCAACCTTCGCCCGGTGAACCTTCTCTTTCATAATCAACTTCTCATCACCAATCTCCACCATATCCAGGAACCGCTGTTCCTTAACCTCCATCATAATATCCGGATGATTCACCTCCATCCATTTGTCATAATACCGAGGGGGTTTCAACTCCTTACCATCCATCACTACAAAATCTCTCGGGTACACATCTCTCCAATAACGCTCAATCCAACGCCGACCGATAGCAGGGCGCCGGGACATTCGCCCATACTCACGAGCAACCTCCACAAGCTCACCCGTATTGGGATCAACCCGCACATAGTGCTCCGGGTAATCCCTCTGCAACACCTTTTTGCGCACATAACCCGCGACATATCTAGCCGCTCCGTATGTCAAACCCGTAAACTCACACAAACCCTTCTTCCACCACGACTCTAACTGATCACTCTGATAAAACGGAGCACCATGGCGATGCCCCAACACACTACGATCCATGAAAGGCACACCATACAAAACCATATGATAATGAGGCCGCTCACTCCTTTCGCCATACTCACCACATAGGTAATAAGAAAGCGGACCCGCCCAAGAAGAACGAGCCCGCTTAAGAAATAACGTAGGATCCCTCGGATCCAACGACCCATATTCAGGAACATTTTCCGGACTGTACGTCAACGTCACCATCCACGCAGGGGAAACCACATCCCCTTCGTGCACCATACGCACAGCCCAACCACGAGCCTGGTCGGAACGGCAACCCAAGCAATGCCCACACGGCACCGTAACTCGCTCCATGACCTTCCGGCCGACCATCGCAAGCGACTTCCGACCGATAGTAACCCGCGACGGGTGGTAACACGCCATTACTGCGGGAGCGAATTGAGCACACCCTGCAAAACCGCCAGGACCCATCCGCCCCATTGCACGCAACGCATGAGAAACCTCCTCACAGACGGATACCTCCCCGCATAAAATACGAAGACATACGATTCCTCGGGTGTTCACGATTCACACCCTTCCGAAACTCTTTCCGCGACTTGCCTCGCGACATCTTCGAACGACCCATAATCCCTCCATGAAAAAGACTGACTTCTCCTCCAGAGTCATTCTAAAATTGACACCCAAAGGCTGTCAATGGGCACATAGTAGACAAGGAGAACTATGTGCCACAAAATCGCAAATTGCGAGAAAACATGCAAAATACAATACCGCGCGCGCGCGCAAACCGCACACGCACGCCAAAAAAGACATGGCATGAAACATGCAATAATACAACACAACCTAAAAAGGCGCACAGCGCCAAAGGACCCGATCATGTACGACAAGATCATGAAACAGGCCCGCCTCCGGCGGGAAAGACAACAGACTGCCGTGATAGACACCGGCAAATACCTCGACACACTCAGAGAAAAAATGCCGGAGGCAGTCAAAACCATTGGCGTAATCGAAGCAAAGCTAACACGCCAACGAAACGCCCTACGGGCGACAGACGATGAAATCGTCAACCTAAAGAAGCTGATGGAAGACCCACAGCAAACAGAACTAGAGAAACAAATCAGTGAAAACGAGAAAGCGGCGGAAGCCAAACTAGGCCGCCGCCGCTAACCCTCCCGCGCCGCTTCGCGGCTTGGGCGCTACGCCGGAAGCACCGGCGCCGGAACTACTGGCGCCGGTGCAACCGGCGCAGCCTTATCAAAAACCAACCCGAGCGCCTCCAGCTCCGGCTTCCGCGCAAGAAGCTTATCCGCATCATGCGCACAATCCAACCACACAGACACGTCGTGATCAAACACTTCCCGGACCTTAGAGGGCAGCGTCATAAACACCTTTTCCGCTTCCTTAGACTGCAACATCAGGTCCGCAAAATCACGAAACTCCGACACATCCCGGAACTCAAGATCCACGTTCCGCATATGCTCCACTACACCAGTCTGGCGATACTTCGCCAGAATATGCTTGATCTCCGTACGTACTAAATCCGACTGCACAGTCATCGACGGCAACGAATTGAACGTGCGAACTCGCGGCTTGCGCCGCTCCTCCGAATACACCCTCATCGCATCCTCCGAGAAATAAAAGGTAAGAGATACTGAAACGCCTTCGCGGCAGGACCACCACGCCCGAAAACTTCCGCTATCGCCTTCTGTTCCGGCACCGAAAACCTGGCCAACTCCGCATCACTCACCGCGCGCGCACTGTTGGCCACGTTCGATACCACTTCAGACTGTAACACATCCAACAACGGCTTCTTCGCCGTCCCGTCCTCATTGAAAAAATACAGATACCGCGCCGTATCGAAATCGGCCTTGATCCCGGACTGCCGCGCCTCAAAACGAGCCTTCTTCGTCTCCTCCCGCGTCCGCGCGATCGTCTCATCCA